ACTTGTTATTTTAAATGGAAAGCCTACATCGCTTCTTAGTAATTGTAACTTATCTATTAGTTCGTGTTCAATCTTATTTTCACCACAATGCTTACAAGCGAACTCTTCTATGCTGAAATTTTCCCAACTCATTTTGTTAATCCTTTAGTTTTCTCATAACTTCTCATACCACCCAATCCTAACATACCCATTAATACAGGCAACATAGTAGATGTGTCTGCTTGTGGTATATCAATACCAAAAGGAGCAGCGAGTGGACTAATTAAAAAGTTTACTGCAAAACCACAAACACAAATCCATGCTGTTGCAGGTCGCCAAGATGACTGAAACCAATTACCTTTAGCTTCTTCTTTATTGACTTCTATTTGTGCTTTTGCAATCTCATGGATGTGCTTTTGCGACATGGTTGCAAGTTCATACGCTATCTGTTGTTTTGTATCTGCGTCTGGTATGAACTTATCAAGAATCTTCGTTACTGGTTGTATTAGTTTGTCTATCATTGTGTAACCTTATAAAGTATTCAGCATCGACTAATGCGAGAGGCTTTGTTCTATTTCTCTTTATTATAACCAAAGGTTCGTAAGCTTTACAGTTTTCTTGCGATTGTTCGTATGCTTTCCATACATTAACTGATTCTTGGTTTTTGCACTCTACTGAGTAAGGGAATTGTTTTCTTGATTGAACACCCATAATAATATCTTCACCATTAGAACCCATGGGTCTTGATTCTAAATCTTCAGGATCGAAGCCAAGTAATTCAACGAGCTTATCTACAACCCATTGTTGTAAAGCTCTGCCTTTAGCTTTGGCAGATTGTGGTTTCATTTATGTTTTTTAATTACAGGAAGTTCTGCTGTAAGTGAAGCACCTTTATGTTTTACAAACTTACCAGTATGTTTCATAAGCTTATAGGTCTTGCCATCTTTCATAAAATGATAACCTTTAGGTGCTTTTATTTTCATTACTTTTTCTTTTTCTTTTGTAGCTTTTTAAAGTCAGCAGCAGTAATTTTATTTCTTGGTTTTGCTACTTTAGCTAATTTCTTTTGTTTTGGTGAGTATTTACTAAAAGGCATATTACTTTCCTTTTTTCTTAGGTTTTGTTTTTTTCTTTTTAGGTTTCATTGCTGGTTTACCATATCCATATCCTGGCATAATTATTCTCCTTGTTTTGCTTTTAAAAACATTTTATCAGCCTTTTTTTGTAAAGACCATTCTAAATATTTTTCTAATAAATCTTTTAATAATCTCACTTCTTTTTAATTATGGTTTTAACATTGGTGGGTTTGCCATCTACGCCTTGTGGCTTTGCTCGTTTCCTTGTAACTGCACTTTTCTTTTGTGAAGCAGTCATTCTTTTAGCTTTTGAAGCTGGCACGCATTTAGGATATTTTCTTTTAGATCCTTTGGCAGATTTTCTACCGCATTTTTCATAGCTTCCATCTTTTTTTTTAGAACCTATGTCAACCCAGTTCTCTTTAAACCATTTAGCTAGGCCGTCAGTATCTCTAGGCATTTTTATATTTGCCGCCTTTCTTTTTGTATTCTCTAACTAGCCACGCATTAGCATACGCGCTTGGGTATACATCAAACTTTCTTTTAGCGGCAGCTTTCACGCTTGCGTATAGGGCTGGGTTTGTAGGAACTGGTCCTTTCTTTTTTGCTACCATTTTTTACAACTCCAATATCTAGCTGATAATTTATCTGGGGGATTGGTATCACACTTATGTCTAGCGCGAAAAGATTTACGTCTAGCTGGTTGGTCTTTTTTGATTGTCATTTTAGGATCACCAAATCTAACAAGTTTTACTTGGTCATCTTTTTTAGCTAGAACAGCAAACTTTTTAGATTTGCCTGGTGTTCGTTTTGGTTTGTTGTAACCGCTAAACCTTTCGCCTCTATATGTTATTGCCATAAAATACCTCGGTTATAAGTATAATTTATATTAAATTAAAAATATAGTACAATGGATTTATGGCGAATCAAATTAAATATTTTGAGTGGAATAAAGGACCTGCAATTATAAAACCATCTAAGCCTGGTCACGTTAAAGGTTTATTTTTATCACCAACAACTAATAAATGGACTCCTGCTAATGTTATGCAAGTTGGAGACTTTTTTGACAACGGTGATATGATAAATAAAGATGATTTTCAAGAAAGGTTTGGGATAATCGGTAAAGACTTACCTAGCGTTATTTAATAGTTACTACCGCATCTAAAAAACTTTCATCCATTTCTTTTCTAGCTTCATCAAAAAACTTCTTTTGAATTTTGATTAGCTCTTCTTCTTTTTTAATTATGTCTACAGGTATTTCTGTGGAATCTGGATTTTTTTTAAAATAAGTTTCCCTGATAGATCTTTGTTTTGTGTAAGATGGGTGTGCTTTTGCAGAAGCATCTGCCATGGGTTTAGATATTAATTGCACTTCGCCAACTATTTTTTCACCTGTTACTGGAGACTTATAGGCAACATTAACATTTCTAGCTTGAAAACCATAAGATTTGATTAGCTTTTCACCCTCATCTAAAACATCATATTTTTGTTTTAATTGTGCAACAACATCGTCTGCATCTTTTGGATTATTTACATATATTCTTGTTCTTACAGGGTCTGTAATCTCACTTACTTTTTTTCCTCTAATCTGTTTGTCAAGAATACTTGGCATACTTTTTATTTCCACATCAAACTGTCTCTCGCCTTTTTGTATATATTTTGGTGCTTTTTCTAAACCAAGGTTTTTAGATATATCAGCTATTTCTTTTTGAAATCCTGGGTTTAATCTTTTTGCTGACCTATAAAGTTGTTGTGGGGTTTGTGACCATCCTTGTGTTCTATCAGTAAACCTTTTTTCTGCTAGCTGTTTGTTTTTAAATGATGGTGTGTAAAGATATTCTGGTTTTAATAAACTTTTTGTTACTCTTGCTGGCGCAACAGCGGTTAATGCAATATCTAAGGGTGTTTCTGGAACAAAAAAATCTCTTACGCCTCTTCCTAGTCTTTGTATGTTAGCTATTACAGGATCAGAGCTTGGTTGACTTCTTTGTGCCTGTATAGCTTCATAGGGATTCATGGGAGTAATAGATCCTACATCTGGAGTTGTAGAACCAACAGCACCTCTTGGTTGTTTGGTTAATAATAAACGCTGTAATTCCTGCAAAGACTCTGGTGTCATTTCTTCTTCCTTGGCCTACCTCTTTTTTTAACAACTGGTGCTGGTGTCATAAAACTATCAAACCAGTTTAAAAATTTATGTATCGTTTCTTTTAACCATACCCAAAACTTTCTTATGTATTTCATTAGTGTAACTCCTTCTGTTCAATAAATATAATTTCCGAATCTGAATTAACTTCACCACCAGACATAAGCGACATAATTCTTAATGCGTCATCTTTAGTTTTTGCTTTTATATCTTTACCAACGTAAACCATATCACCTTCCAATACTTCTAAATTAAATATTTTGTGTTGGTGGTACATTGCCTGTAAATAATCCTTGAGCTTGATCTTTTGCATTTTGTCTAATATTTTCTCTGTCTCGCTCCATAATAGCATTAATTTCTGCAATGTTTATTTGCGCACCATACTTAGCCTGTAGCTCTAAAGCTTTAATCCTAAGTTGTGCCTCTTCGATGTCTCTTTGTCTATCATCATCCATGATAATTTTCATTCTATCTGTCTCTGCATCAATGATAGCTTTCTGAGCTTGTACCTGTGCCTTTTGAGCTTCAGCCTGTGCTAATAAAGCAGCTGGGTCTGGCTGTGGTGGCTCTTGCGGTTGCGGTGGCATTGGCGGAACTTCTGTATTTATAAATGACTGTGCATCTTGGAAGCCTGCTAACTCAATCATTCTTGTTAAAGTGTTAGCATATTGTTGCATTGACACTAGAGGATTCTGTGGCCCTAGTGTTTGCATAATTTGTTCTTGTTTTGCGGCTAGACCTGTTAAAACTTGGAACTTTTCTTGGTCAGATGATTTAGATATAGCCACATTGACTACCATATCCTTGTCTGAATCCCAATATCTTGGGTCTACAGGTATAAATTTACCGTTTAATCTAAAGACATCTTGTGCATTTTGGTGCTTGATTACCAAGTTATTTACTGTTTTAAACATAGCTTTTAAGCCACCTTCAGCAAAATGTCTGCATATAAGTTCTATTCTTCCTTGCGCACCACTCATAGTAGCAGTTACGGCTGCGGAGGTTGTAGACTGTAAGGCTTCTGCGTTTAATCCTGCGCTTGCTTTAGATACTCCAGTTCTGTTTTCTTTAGCTTCGTCTAAATATCCTAGAACTGGGAAAGCTTCTTTACCGACAAAAGGTACAGCAAAGGGTTGTACCATTCCTGGCGCACGCATACGAATCGGCTGACCGATATCTGTATTAAGCACATCGTCTATGTTGACTTGACCTTCAACAACACCCATTCTTGGGAAGATTGAATGTCCTAGTGAATCCAAGGTATCACGCATGATTTGTGATTTAGCAGATTGAATTGGTTTTAGATAATCAGCAGGACATGAGCCAATAGCTGTGTGTGGTTCTGGGTCAGGACAGAACATACATATTGGTAGTTCATCCCACGGCTCTACATTGAGAACTTCTAAACCGTTACCTGCTGTGCAAACTCTGATTCGCTCATCAATACCATCACCGTCAAAATCATAGTATAGGTAATGCTCAACGTATAAAACATCTTTACCACCAGCATCGTTTCTATCTGGGTATACCATGTTGTCAAATGGGTTTCTTGCTTCTTGTTCTTCGTAGCTTTCTGGGTCAAGTGCGCTACCGCCATAACCTGCATACTGCTCTATCTCTTCTTGGTCGTAACCCATAGCAACTAGATCAGAGACTGACTTAATCATTCTATGAGCAACGTAAGAAGCAGTTTCTATGTCGCGTGCGTGTCTTGAAATTAATATTTCTTCTGGTGGTACAGACTCAATACATACTTGGTCTTTTGGTTTTAATCTTCTAATCGTTAGGTCGTAACTTGATGGCACTTCCTGAACTACCTCTTCTTGGCTTACAGGGTCAAAAGTAATAATGGTTTCGTTAGTGATTGATTCTTCTACGACTTCTACATTCTTATCAAGGATTAATGCCTGGTAGGATTGTGGATCTATATTCGTGTATTCGTGCGTGGATGCAGTTACGCTGTCATCCCAAAAAACCTTAATAAAACCAGTTTTTCTTACTAACGCATCTTTGAACACATCATATAAAACTTGGAAGCCAGGATTCTTTTCTCTGATTAAATAATTAATATAATCTGTTTGTTGTTCTGCTAACTGAATATCCTCTGGTCCTTTAGGTACAAACTCTACAATCTTCTTAGTACCAAAAAAAGTACGCATGATGGATGGCAACATAAACAAAACACTTTCTCGCACATCTGTAGATACAAACTCTGATTGTAATGAGCTAGTTCCTTCTGGCTCTGTACCAAGGTAGTATTCTGTTGATTCAGCTCTTTCTGCGCCTACTTGATGTATGAAATCTTTGGCATCATCCATCTCGGATTTAATCACGCCTACTAGGTCGTTCATATCGCCTTCTTCTTGTACTGCGGCCATGATTTCTTCTTCTTTATATTTTTTTGCCATACTTTATTCCTGTAAAAGTCCTTTGTAATATTCTTTAAACTCTTCTGGTTTATAATTTTTTGAAAAATCTATTGCAGCGTTTTTATTTTTACCAAAAGAAATAATGTTGCCAGATTTCTTTGCATATTCTAAAGCTTGATCTTCATTTAGGTCTAACTTTTTATAATTACCATCTTCAAAAATTATGTTTGGATAAGCAAACCAATTACCTTCTCTATCTGGCGTAGCAGACATAAAGTGTGTTTGCATCCTACCACCTTCATCTAAAATGCTTGGGGTTGGATAATCTTGTGGATTAATAACTCTGTCTACAAAAGGCAAATCTTTGTTTTGATATAATGTTCCCATATTTTGTATGTTCATCATTTTTATCAAATCTTCAATTTTATAATCCATTTATCCTACTCTAATTATTCTTGATTTAAGAGGTTGTCTGAAATTATAGCCGAATTGACTACCACTTCCACTAAAACTTGCAGCTGAACTTGCCATTGTTAATGCAAGCGCATCTGCTTTATCTGGAGACTTAATACCTCTTTTGCGCATCTCGTCTTTACTTTCTATTTTTATTTTACCACTAGAAGTATATTTATATAAGGGGGAAGCTAATTCAGCTTCTAATTCATTATCATCTGGTAATCTACAATCTCTATGCGACAACCAATCCTTAATAGCAAACCACAACTCCGCACGCAAGTTTAAATAATTTTTTTTCGTAGCAGGTGCTTCGGCAACATTCACGCCACGCACAGGTAAGTTTTGCTCGGCGAGTCTATCCACCACGCCTGCGCCTAAACCAATTACATCAACCAATATTTCTTGTGGTCGCTCTATCGCAGTAGCATCATCATAACGATTTTTTATCAGGCCACAAAACTGCATTAGATCCATAGAAGGAAAAGACTGTATTTCAAGTACATGGTTTCCTTGACGCACGCATAGTGCAGATTTATCTCCACCAAATCTTGCGACATCAACACCCCAAACGATAGGCTCGCTTGCGGCGAGGGAGACATCTCTATCGACTGCGCTTTTAATTAGTTCCATTGGTATAACAGTATCATCATCCGCGGATGGGAACTCGCCCATCACCTCCACGCGCGCAACGGTAGAATCTTCGCCGTACTGCTCAATCATCTTGGAGAAGAGATCCTTGTCCGTGCCTTCAACCGTGCGTGAGTCGATCTGCTCGTTCTTCCAGAATGGTTTTGCGCTGTGGAAGGAATCGTAGAAAGGTCCTTGATTCCTGCGTGGGTTGGAAAAAGTAAACCAAAATCTGTTAGGCGTGGGTTCGGAGAAGAAACCCTCAGATACAGAATAAATAGGAGAAGGAATACCTGATGCTTCATCCATGATCAGGCATACGCCGTAAGATGAATGGATGCCTGCAAACGCATCTGGGTTTTCCTCGCTCCATAACTGTGCTTGGGCATAATAATAACCAGTATCAATCTTTAGATCTCGCTCTAAAGCCTCATCAAACCATCCAGATGGCTTTATGGTTGTAGCAGTCTTTGCCCACCAATGAGAATTTATTGATAATGTGAGCCATTTACCAAGCTCTGCCCATGTTCTACTTCTTAACTGTTGTTCGGTGTTAGCGGTAACAATTACTGTGGATCCAAGTCTGGTTGATAACATCCACAAAACAATCCAAGACACCAAAGCTGATTTACCAATACCACGTCCAGATGCTACAGCCATTCTAAACATCTCTGGCAAGTCCTTCATACCATTACGTTGAATGTGTATTGTCATTTCTCTCAAAATTTTTTCCTGCCACTTCCTTGGACCTGTAAAATCTTCGAGGGGGGTGTCTTTTATTCCCCAAGGGAATACGAATTTAACAAAGTTTAGTGGATTGTCTTTGATTACTGGTGACCAAAGCTCAGTCATTAACATTTTTTCATCTTCTGGCTTATATTTCATAAAAAAATTATCTCACTATGTATTTATAATTACCGCCACCGCCAATAAACAAAAGGGGGGTCAATTCTGTTTTTACTAGCACGCTCACGAACGCAAGAAAATCCTTGTGCAAATATGCACGGACGCTTGTGCGTGCATGCATGCATGCTTACTTCTTAATGTCATCTAGCTTTAGCCTTTCCTCTGGAACCGTCTCTCCTTCGATCACGCGTGCTTGCGCGACTTGCATAACGTCCTTGAGGTTTAGATTGTGCTGGACCTCCTGGCGGTCGCTCCATTCCTCTGGAGATCTATTTTTTAGGTAGAACTGGATCGCCTGGAAGTTGCCTTCGTGGATTTGATTCATCAATGCGGACGTGGCTACTTTCATTCCAGCCGCCTTGCCGCGTGCGAGAGCCTCCGAAATTTCCTTTTTACGCTTTCTATTCTTGTTGAACGTATCCCATCCAATACCAAGAGATCGGCAGATATCCATGATTCCCAAGCCTTGTGCAGCTAACATCTCTACCTGGTCAGCATCAATAATAATCTTTTTTCTTCCTGGTTTTCCACTCGGCATTTTGCTCATAATCCGTTTAATTATAGTGTATTTATAATGTTTATATATGCTTTTATTAAACTAATTAATAATTATGTGAGTATATGTGTTGACATCTGAGTATATATCCGTATACTAATAGTTGTGGTTGTTATTTTAAAAGGAGGAATTATGAGAGAAGCAACGCTTATTAAGAAAATCAACAAACTCTATCCAGGTGTAAAAGCTACACCATTGGCTGAGTTCTATGGTGATGAAACCAAAGAAGGTATTTGGTTCAGAGGTAGTGAAGGTGACCCCATTAACGGAGAACCAGTTTACAACTATTGGTATACAGGATGGGCAGAAACTTTTGGAGTC